ACAGCTGTAGTCGCTCCCATCCCTGATCATGCTGCTCACAGCTTTATTAACAATAGGCGTAGATCCAATCATCACACCTTGGCCCTTCAGGAGGGCCCACACGCGGGGTCGGCACACGGCACGCTATTAAGGTTGTAAATCCTAATCTGGCCCGTTTTAATTCCAACACATTATCTAACTTTACACACATCCATTCCTGTTGGCGTGGTTACATAGTATTATGGAAGGACATGACTCTATATCCCCGCTTCTGCGTTCACACTGCAGTATCGCGTTGACCCATATAACATACGGATCAGGTAACTTCAAGGCTCTACCATTCCTTCACGAATCCCGGGCGCTTCACCCAAAGGGCTCCGGGATCGTCCAACCGATCCGTACGATATTGGACGTTCAGCGCATACCATTGGTAATATTGTGACCACGACTCTGGAAAGTCTAGGACATTAACGTCAATGGGGGTTAGGTCGACCTTAGACCGCAACTGATGCTCTAGTTCGTGCTGCTGAGCAATGGTTATACCATACATCTCTTCGACTAAGACACGGGACCGCAGTCCTGGCTCTTGTTTCGTGATGTCAGTTACATAAAAATATAGGCCACTACTTGTGACTCTACATCTATGGTCTCGGAGAAGCCTCTCTCGCTGATATGTATCAAGGTGCCAAAACACACTGGCACTTATAATTGTTCGCTTGGTCAATCGCAAAGCGAAATGAGCAAGCTCCGTAACAATAGGACAAGCCGGGTACTGAGAAGCCAACGATAAGGCCTTACATCTCAATAGCTCCTTGAATTTAGAGGGCTTAGCTTTTGCGTACCGATTAGAAGTCCACCCAAAAGAAGCGAGAACCTTCTTGGGATCGGTCACAATTTGAAGCTCCACCGGGTCAAAGATTAATCCGCAGAAAGACGCACGTGCTATATCAACAACTTTTTCTAGTTTGATAGTCAAGCCCATGCGTTTAAAGAACTCTGCAGTGGGAACGACATCTCCTGGGTCTCCCACACAATCATCTCCTTCAACCACGCATTTGCCCTCCCCGCCCGCCTTTTTACAGGCGAACAAGAAGGACATCAGATTGGAAAAGCCATTTCCAAGTGAAGTGCACATCTCACCGCTCATCCTTGTGGCTTCTATCCACATTATGAAGAACTTAAAAGTGAGTCGGTTTGTCCCGGAAAGAACTTCGTCCATGTGCTTGTCGAAGTCTTTCTTTTCCGGGAGAAATTTGGTCATATACTTGTAGAGTCTAAACTCCCCAGCCTGCATCATAATTCTTGTGAAATGGGCCTCATATGCTGTATAATCAGTACACATATAAGTAGCTCCTTCTCTGTATAACATATCCATGATGTAGGCAGCCCGGTCTTTAACGGGAACTTTCTTAATGAAAGCGGGGTGTTGAAACAACTCTTTTTCGATCAAGTGGAAAATGGGACCGACGGCACACTTGTACTCATCAGTCCTACTATTTATTCCACGGGCTTGCTTGAAACCTTCACAAGCATACCCTTCATCCTTCATGAATG